TTATTTTTATTATTTTTATTTTGTTTTTTATTTTTATTAACAGGCATGATTAAAACAATTTCAAAATTATGGACACTTGAAACAGAAGATGGTAGGCACAAAGCATTGCCATCACGTGTACATTCAATAACACCATTTGTGATTTATGGTGGGCTTTTGAACTCGGTGGGTGCCAGACCACTATTTTTCTCGAGTTTATTTGTCGGCTTGAACCATGATATCAAACAGGGGATGTGACAGACTTGCTGGTAATGTATGGACTGATTTAATCAAATTTTCCAAATAATCACATTGTTCTTTGGTGATTCCATACTGTAGCTCTATCAAAATATAAATTCGTTTATCCAACTGGTGTACATGTTGTGCTCTCAATCTATGTGAGCGTTCAACTTGTTCCTGTGTAAAGTTAATACCAGTCGTCGAAGTTAATTTCAAAATCACATCGATCATAGTCCTCAAGACTGGAATATGATACATATCCTCATAATGTGAAATTGCCGTCCCCCTGAGCATTTGTGCTCGCCAGACTAAATCAGGTCTGGGTCTGATAAACCATCCAAATCGTGCTAAAGCTCGTCCCAATTTTGGCCCAAGAATGTACTTGTTTTCTTCAATAGGATAAAATCTAGAAGAACAAAATTCGATGTCATACTCATGTCCATTCCTAGAAATTTTGTTTTTAGATTTCAATCCAAATTTGAAGAACAAGTCCAAATCCACAGGCTTGTAATCCTCAACTAATGTTAGATTGTCGTCTCCCAAAGCTATCATTCTATAAGCTTGGTTGCCGGCCTTTTCAAATATATAAGCATGAATAAGCATATTAATCATAGTGTTGCCAAATGATGTGTCATGAGTACCGGATCTTCTAGTACCCTTGACTTTAAACTTGACTCCTTTCATTGTGTAAGTAGCAGCATTTAAATTTGCTTGCATAACAGCTGCTACTTGCTTGTTCATACCCAGTCTTACCATAAGTTTGATCATAAATTTTAAGATGTCGACGTGAATAGTTGAGTCAAATCGTGAGAAATCACTCTCGAAATAAGTCTCAGCTTCACAAAACCAATTGCCAATGTCCTCGCTTGTAACCCCAGAAGCATAAAAATGCTTAGTATCTGAGTTCCAAATATTTTTCAATTTGGTCTGCATTGCATGACAATGTGGTCCAACTATGACATTAT